AAATCAAGATTGAGAGCAATCAAGACTCTAAGTCCGATACTACTCTCATGGAAGCTCTATTGAATGCAGTGAAGGGCGGTGACGAGATTGAAGATTAAGTTTTCGAGAAAACAAGCCGACATCATCCGCAGGCCATTCAATTATGAGCTGGAAGTCAACGAGGGAACACCTCGAAGTGGCAAGACAACCGCTGGTCATTTCAGGTATGCAAGATATTTGATTGAGTCACCAGACGAGAACCATCTTATAGCTGCATACAACCAGGAGCAAGCCTACCGCCTTTTTATCGATGGTGACGGTACAGGTCTGATGCACATCTTCGACGGTAATTGCAAAATCAAGCATGATGAGCACGGAGACCATCTCTTAATCGATACACCAAATGGGACAAAACGTGTCTACTACAAAGGGGGCGGTAAAGCCAACAGTGTAGGGGCTATCACTGGTATGTCGCTAGGCTCAGTTGTTTTTTGTGAAATAAACCTGCTGAATATGGATTTTATCCAGGAAGCATTCAGACGGACGTGGGCTGCTAAGCTCAGATACCATCTAGCCGACCTAAACCCTCCAGCACCTCAACATCCAGTCATTAAGGATGTATTTGACGTTCAGAACACACGCTGGACGCATTGGACCATGGATGACAATCCGATTTTATCTGAAGAGCGCAAACAATCCATCATCCAATCGCTAAAGAAAAATCCTTATCTCTATAAGAGAGACGTGCTCGGTCAGAGGGTGATGCCTCAGGGCGTTATTTACGGCCTATTTGACCTTGAGAAGAACATTAAGGATAGTTTGGTAGGCGAACCTATGGAAATGTATTTCAATGGCGATGGTGGGCAATCTGACGCCACATCGATGTCTTGTAACATCGTTACTAAGCACAGAGAGAATGGCAGAACCTTTTTCAGGCTTAACCGTGTAGCTCATTACTATCATAGTGGAGCTGAGACTGGGCAAATCAAAGCCATGTCTACCTATGCGGTCGAGCTTCGAGCGTTCATTCAGTGGTGTGTTAGCAAGTATCAAATGCGCTATACCGATGTCTGGATTGACCCAGCGTGTAGATCCTTGAGAGAGGAATTGCACAAGCTAGGAATTCAGACGAGAGGAGCAATGAACAACGCTCACGATGTCAGCAGTAAGGCAAAAGGTATCGAGGTAGGGATTGAACGTGGCCAGAACATTATATCTTCAGGTCAGCTCTTGCTTATCAATCACTCTGAGGAAGAGTATGACCATTACTATTTCTTGAAAGAGATTGGTCTTTATAGCCGAGACGATAACGGAAGGCCTATTGATAAAGACAACCACGCAATGGACGAGTTCAGATATAGCGTCAACGTCTTTTACAAGAAATACGCTAATTTTTAACAGGAGCATAGCATAGAATGGGAATTATACAAACCATTAAAAATCTAATAAAAAGGAGTCAATACAGAATGACGACAGAAAGTCTGGCAAGTATCACAGACCATCCTAAAATCGCAGTAACAAGCGCAGAGTATCGAAGGATTAACGAGAACCTAAGGTATTATCAAAGTAACGCTGGGGAGGTCACTTACACGAATACAGACGGCATGACGAAGCAGAGAGAAATGACTGTTTTGCCAATCGCTCGGACCGCTTCCAAGAAGATTGCTAGCCTGGTCTTTAATGAGCAAGCCTCGATTAAATTGGACGACGAACAAGCAAATGAATTCATTCAAGAGACATTGAAAAATGACCGCTTCAACAAGAACTTTGAGCGCTATCTTGAGAGTTGCTTGGCTCTTGGTGGTCTTGCTATGAGGCCTTATGTGGACGTTGGACGAGTGCGAGTTTCATTCGTACAAGCGCCTGTCTTTTTGCCTTTGCAGTCTAACACCCAGGACATTTCAAGCGCTGCTATCGTGACTAAAACGATTAAGGCTTCAGGTCAGAAGAACATTTACTACACTTTAATTGAGTTTCACGAATGGGCGAAAGATGGAAAATACATCATTTCAAACGAGCTATACAGGTCTGAAAGCTCTGAACAAGTAGGCGGACGTGTACCTCTAGCTGAAGTCTATGAGGATCTAGAAGAACAAGTTGAACTTGACGGTCTAACAAGACCGCTTTTTTCTTACTTGAAGCCACCAGGTATGAATAATAAGGACATCAATTCACCTCTAGGCTTGTCTATCTTCGATAATGCCAAAAGCACGATCGATTTTATTAATACCACTTATGACGAGTTCAAGTGGGAGGTTAAGATGGGACAACGCAGAGTGGCAGTTCCTGAAAACCTTACAGAGACTCGAGTAGTTAATAAAGACGGAGACGTACAACTTGTCAAGCGCTTTGATACAGAGCAGAACGTCTACTTACGCTTATCCACTAATGACATGGATGGAGGAAGCATCACAGACCTAACAACTGCAATCCGAGCAGATGATTACATCAAGACCATTAACGAAGGCTTGAGCCTATTTGAAATGCTTTTAGGTGTATCAGCTGGGATGTTTACATTTGACGGCCAGAGCTTGAAGACTGCGACAGAGGTCGTTTCTGAGAACTCTGATACATATCAGATGAGAAATAGTATTGTTTCACTAGTTGAGCAGTCCTTGAAAGAATTGATCATCTCAATCTGCGAGCTTGGTAGTCTTTATGAATTGTACGATGGTCCAATCCCTCAAATGGAGCAGATTGCTATCAATCTTGACGACGGTGTCTTTACTGATAAGAACAACGAGCTCGACTATTGGACCAAGGCTTTGGCTAGTGGCATTGTCAGCAAAGCTCACGCTATCCAGAAGGCTTTCAATATGTCAGAGGTCGATGCTAAGAATATGATTCAGGCAATCAACCAGGAAACAATGGATACTGCCAACAGTCAGCGAAGTCAACAAGACATTGATATTTACGGGGAGTGATTAAATGTCAAAGAAGAGACCACCTATCCAGTTCAATGACGAGCAACTGTTACTTCAAGCGAGCAATGTCGCAGACATATATCATCAGCTAGCTTTGGATTTGTTTGATAACGTGGTCGAACGTGTGACGGAGCGTGGCACGGTCTATCTTGACAAACAACCATACATCTGGCAACTCGAAAAGATGCAGCAGATGCACATTTTGAACGAGGAAAACCTAAAAATAATCTCTGAGCGTTCGGGTGTAGCTGAGGAGCAACTGCGACACATTGTCGAAAATGAAGGCTTGAAGCTCTACACTGACACAAAACAACAACTCATGGAAGATTTAGGTCGTGGATCCCTGGGAGGTAATAATTACATTCAAGAGATTCTTGCTGATTATGCCAACCAAGCAGTCGACGAGCTTCACAACCTAATCAACACAACACTTCCTAAGGCTGTCATAGGCGCTTATCAAGGTATCGTTGAACAATCTGTCGCTCGAGTGGTTACAGGCCTCTCTACGGCTGATAAAGCTATCTCTGACACGGTCATGAAGTGGCAAGAGAAAGGGTTCCAAGGTTTTAAGGACAGCGCTGGGCGTAATTGGAAGATAGACAACTATGCTCGGGCGGTTATCAAGACGACAACCTATCGAACTTTTCGAGAAATGCGAACTAGACCAGCTGAAGAGTTGGGCGTTGATACCTTTTATTTTTCAAAGAAGGCATCAGCTCGTAAGTCGTGTGCACCTTTGCAACATGAGATAGTCACGACTGGTCACGCTAGAGTCGAGCATGGCGAGCGTATCCTTGCATTGTCAGACTACGGTTATGGTAAGCCTGGAGGATGTCTTGGTATTAACTGCGGACATATGATCACACCATTCATTCCAGGAGCCAATTACAAGCCTGATTTAGGCGAGGATGTGGCAGAGGTTAGTCCAGAGCAAGCAGAAAAAAATGCTAATGCAGAAGCAAAGCAGAGAGCTCTAGAACGGTCTATCAGAGCGAATAAGGAAAAGCTCCACGTCGCTGAGAAGTTAGGTGATGATGACCTAATAGACAAGTACAAGGCTAAAGTAAGAACTCAGAAATCAGCCTTGAAAGACTACATCGATAAGCATCCATTCCTGAAACGGGATGAGGCTAGAGAAAAGCTCTTCAAGAAAAACGAAAAACCAGCAAGCGTCGAACCTGCTGGCAATAAGTCTTATGTTTCTGTAAAAGATAAATGGCTGTCAAATGTAGATCCTAGCAAAGCTAAGGTCACAGAAATGAATTTCTGGGAACATAACGGCCAGAAGTATCAAGTCGATGGAAAGCATGTAGTGCTAGATTATTCTCAAAAAGAGAAAGAAGTGGGAGAATGGCTGTCTAAAACGTTTGGGAAGCACGTCCAAATGGCACCAAGGGTTAATTATCCAGAAAAAATACCAAGCCCAGACTATTTAGTTGATGGTTTGAAATTTGACCTGAAAGAGATAACTGGCGAAGGAAAAGGGACACTTGACCAAAACACTAGGAAGGCTAAAACTCAAGCTGAAAATATAGTCTACGATGTTACCAAGTCCGCTCTGAGTGATAAAGAAATAGAGCGACAACTTGAAGAAATATACAAATTCGGTCGGAGAGGCCTTGATGTTGCGATTGTTAAAAGAGGGAATCGTTTGATTTATGTCACAAAAAAAAGGAACTGACTTAGGCGCCGACCTAAAATAGGCCATTGGGTGCCAAACCAGTTCCTTTATTTACTTAAGTATACAACATTTTTACAAAAAAAGCAAAAGAAGTGATGCTATAATCTCTAGAACGGCAGGAAAGACTGCTATAAATTGCTATAAACCACTATAAACCGTGTCGAATTCGATGCGGTTTTTTGCTTGACTTTATCCGCAGTCGGTAAAGAACGGAAGATAATACCTAATTTTAGGAGGACAGAAGAATGCCAGAAGACATTCAAGCACAAACTGACCAGCCAGTCAACGCTGGAGAAAATACTGAGTCACAAACTCAAGAGCAACCTATCAAGACATTCACTCAGGACGAAGTGACTGGTCTTGTAGCTAAAGAGTCCAAAAAAGCGCAAGAAAAAATCTTCAAAAGCCTAGGATTTGAGGACATCAAGAGCGCTAAAGAAGGACTCCAGCAACTCAAAGAGTGGAAGGACTCACAAAAGAGCGAGGCTGAGAAACAGTCAGAAGCGCTTGCTGCTAAAGAGAAAGAGCTAGAAGCTGCTTTATCAAGTCAACGACTTCTTGAAGCTAAACTGTCAGCTCTAACTTTGGGAGTCAATGCTGAGTCTGTAGACGATGTTATCACTCTTTCAAATCGCTTGGTATCTGATGATGTGTCTATTGAAGATGCTATCGGACAAGTGTTACAGAAATACCCTCAGTTTGGTCGTACAGAGCAACCTGAGGAGAAGAAGCCGACATTTTCAGCTGGAGGAAATCCAACGGCTGGAACGAACCAAGAAGACGCCTTTTTGAAGGCTCTGGGATTAAATAATTAACAGGAGATCTATAATGACAATTAACTATATCACTAAACGCGAAGGCATTTTTGAAAAGAAATTGATGCAAGGTGCACTTACTAACATTTTGGAAACACCACAGGTAAACTGGTTAGGTGCTAAATCGTTTGAATTGCCTACAATTTCAGTTACTGGTTATAAAGCACACACACGATCTAAAGGCTACAACGCTGGTACAGTTTCAAACGACAAGAAAGTCTACACACTCGGATTCGACCGTGACGTTGAGTTCTTTGTAGACTCTGCGGACGTTGACGAAACAAACCAAGAACTTTCAGCTGCTAACGTATCTAACACATTCATCACTGAACACGCAACTCCAGAAGTTGACGCTTACCGCTTCTCTAAACTTGCAACAGAAGCTATCACAGGTACACACTTCAAGTCTGAAGCTGACTTGTCAGAAGTGAATATCTACTCACGCTTGAAAGCTGCCCTTTTGCCAGTTCGTAAATATGGCGCTCAGAACATCGTGGTTTACGTTTCTAGCGAAGTTATGGACTTCTTGGAACGCTCTAAAGAGTTCACACGCTCTATCGCTACTACATCGCCTCAAGGCATCGACACCCGTGTCACTTCACTTGACGGAGTTCAACTTATCGAAGTTTGGGACGATGCACGCTTCAAGACTAAATTTGATTTCACTACTGGATTTGTTAAAGCTGCAGACGGTAAAGACATTAACTTCTTGATCGTTGCTAAACCAGCAGTAATCGCTAAAGCTAAGTTTAACTCTATCTATCTTTTCGCACCTGGTCAACACACAGAAGGTGACGGCTACTTGTATCAAAACCGTTTGTACCACGACCTCTTCGTCCTAGAGACTAAGAAAGACGGTATTTACGTTTCTCACAAAGCCTAATAAGGGGGTAATCCATGAAGAAGTATGAAAAATTGAACCAGGTCTACACAGTCCAAGAAGGTAGCTTGCTCGAAGCACAATTAGTCGCTGACGGCTTTGAAGAAGTGGTTGACGAGGCAGAGCTTGAAGAGCTACTTGCTACTCATCAACTCGCTGACCTTACCTTGGTTGAGCTGAAAGCTCTTGCTAAAGAGCGAGGGCTTGAGGGCTATTCAAACAAGACCAAAGACGAGCTTTTGGAGGTATTGAATGGCTAAGTATCAGGCAAAGCTAAACGTTTATCTAGCTAAGTCTGACCGTCATTTTGATAAAGATCAGGTGTATGACCTGGATAAATACGAAGCGCAGGAAATCAACGCACTAGTTGATTGCTTAGAACTCGTTGAGGATCTTGACGAGGGATTAGTTGAGGTGGATGTCTCCACCTTTTAAGGAGGTGATTTGATGTCTTATCTAACTAAAGAAGAGTTCACTGAGCTTGGTTTTGAGTGTGAGGGCGACTTTTACAAACTTTTGAAACGTGCTAAGCTCGCAATCGATGCTTTTACAAGAGATTTCTATTTCTTGAATAGCTTTGATAGCGACAACGAAGCACGAAAGAAAGCGGTCAAGCTCGCTACGGCTTATCAGATAGCTTATTTAGACAGTTCAGGAGTCATGACGGCAGAGGACAAGCAGTCTATCGCTAGTATGTCAGTCGGACGAACATCGGTAAGCTATCGCACAGGCTCACAGAACGGCTCAGGCTCGCTTTCAGTGGCTGAGCGGTACAATTTATCCAAGGACACAGAAAACTGGCTTAGAATGGCTGGTTTTGGCTTTATGAGGGTTGATTATGATAGATAAAAGAATGCTACCTGATTCTGTGACTATCAAGAAGTCAATCGGTGAGGATGATTGGGGGAAAGAAGCCTATTCTGAACCCCTTTTATTATCTCCTTGCAAGTTCGATAGATCCTTTTCTCATTCTGGCTCAGGCAATCATCGTAGCGAGTCCAACTCTTCAACCGTGATTGTCTATCACAAATACTGCCCTGTGTCGCTCGACAAGAGCTTCATCGGTGGCATCGTCGAAGAGAACGGAGTCAGCTACGTTGTTAAAAACATCATCCCTCAGTATCATCCGTTGACGAGTAGGCTTTTAGCTTATGAAATCGAGGTGATTTAGTGGGTGGTGGTGCAAGTGTCAAGATTGACCTGAACGGCGTTAAGAAGAAGGTATCGCCTGAGAACTTCGCCAAGGGCAAGTTGGCCATCGCTAACCAAATGCTACTGGACATGGATCCATACGTCCCGAAAAGGAAGGGAATTTTAAGAGCTAGTGGCCATGCCAGACAGGATTCGGTAGTGTATGTGACACCTTACGCTAGATTGCTTTATTATGGCAAGAAG